GATGCCAATTCCCCCCAAGGAACTCCCAGAGTTGAAAGCGGCAAACATTCCCATCTCCAAGACACAAAGTCTCTATGAGACACTTCACCCGTATGATGTTTCTGAGATTCGTGCCCTTGAGGTTACGAAAGACCTGTCGCAGATGGTTCTCAACCAATACTTCCCGGGATTCCGGAAGGACACTCCCGAGACCATTGAATCCCTCCGACCCACCATCCTCGGCGCACAGAAGCAGCTTCAGAACCTTCTTGCGCTCAAGGCTCCCGAACCCAGCGAACCTGCGATTCTTCGCGCCAAGTGGTACGTCCCTCTCATCGAGACCCGATTCGCCGCGCCCCGCACCCGCTTTGAACAGGTGTTTTATGGATTGACGGTGAGTCCCGAGACGCCCTACATTGGGTACTTTACGGCGAAGTCTGAGGTGATGCGCCACAAGTTCTACGTGGAAGACACCCTCACCAAGAAGCTCCCCGAGGAATTCAAGACGATGTGGAAGGGGTGGATTTATGCCACACGTCCGCAGAGACGCATGCCCACCCTGTTGCTGTACCGCGGCACGTCGCGGGCGAACTTTGATCGTATTTCAGTTACTCCGAAGGACATCACGATCTCCACCTTCCGTGATAAGGAGTCGGGGGAGAATCTTGAGACTCTTCGGGCGAATGCACTTGCCTGGTTGAAGACGCTCGATGCTCTGGTCCCGTTCCTTGCGACATCCGATCTTGAATTGACCCGGTGGAAACTGGACGAGCTGTCGGTCCTTGCTGACTACAAGGAAGACATTACCGAGTTTGACATGCGCAGATTCCCCTGCCTCCAGACCATTTTTGGATTTCAGAAGGATACGTTCCGTCTGCTGCGCGCCGATCATGCGTCCGACGATGTGTCTCCTCTGGAGCTTCAGGCTTACCAGGTTCTCAATCAAGAGGGCGTGACTCCCAGTGCGGCGCTTCTCCAGGAGGAAATGGACATCCCTGCGAGTGAGGCCGAGACCCTGTACCGCAGGATCCTCTCGCTGGGCGAGGACTTTGACATTGAGAAGACCGTCAAGGGGTATCCCGTCATCAAGTTTTCCAATCGGGAAGTCATTCTCAAGTTTGTCACCAACCTGGAGCGGACACTGAAGTATGCGAACGTCCTTCGCTATGTGTTGACGTCCGATACGTCCGATGTAGACACCGTATGCCCACGCCGAATGGAAAAGGTAGAGGCCCGCGCAGTTGTGCCCCAGCGCGAGATTGACGTGGAAGGGGAATTCAATCCTGACGACGACCTGTTGGCCGAACTGGGGTATGTAGAAGAGGAAGCCGCACCCGAACCCGCTGCGCCCGCAGAAGAGGAGAAGCCCCGTGGTCGCAAAGTCAAGGTAGAGGCCAAGGCAGTGGGGACTCACAACTATTTCAACAACCGAGTTCAGAAGTTTGATCCAGACACGTTTGACAAGGACATCTATCCGAAGAAGTGTGAGAAGTTGTCTCAGGTGGTCGTGCTCACTCCCGAGGATCAAGCTCGCCTTGGAGACACATACAACTACTCGAGCGCGCCTGAGAACCAGAAACTCCCCCTGGAAGATCCCGACGGACTCGCAATATGCCCTGCCTATTGGTGCATGCGCGACGAACTCCCCTTGACAGAAGAGCAGCTTGTTCCGGGAGACGACGGCGAACTCCACTGCCCCAAGTGCAAGGGCAAGGTACGGAAGAGTGACTCGGATCCTGTGCCCGAGTTCACGGTCATCAAGCGAGACATTGCATCCAAGTACCCCAAGTACATCTCCAAAATCAAGTCGTCCATCAACAAGCGCAAGATCCCTTGCTGCTATCTTCAGCCCCGCGCCGTCTCCGAGGTGCTGGTTCAGAAAGAGGACGAGACCTATGTGCTCTCGGCAACCAACATCCCTGCCTTGCGACTTGCCTTCATTCCCGAAGATCTGGCGGCCAAGCTGAAGATTGGGACTCGCTATGAGACCACGGTCAAGAAGGGTCGTCTCGTCTCCGAGGAGACAGACATCTTCCGAGTGGGACTGGGCCGCGCCTCCAAGTCTCTTCCCGTCCTCCTCAAGGACAGCACCGTGATCCCGCGCCCCAGTTCTCCTGCCGGAAAGACCAATCTCTTCCGGTGTTCGTTCTTCCGCACATGGGACAAGACAGGAGAAGGCGAAACGCAGGTGGATCGCATCGTGTCGAGCATTGATGCGGCATACGAGTTGGGGGATCTGACACCTCAGCAGGAGCTCGAGTATGTGTCATCCTTCCTTCGTTGCGAGGTGATCCGGATAGACCCCGAGAACGCGCAGGTCCTCTGTGGATTCTGGTCCGATAATGCGACCCCCTTCACTCGCACACTCGTTGTGATGGGCAACGAGGTTGTCGCAGAGGCCACACGCAAGAAGGAGAAAAAGACCTACAAGATGGAGTTCCAGGCAGACATCCGCAAGAAGCCCTTCACGAAAGACTCGTTGGCCTTTCTCCGTAATCTCCACCGGGAAGCATGCTCTACGAATCTCCCCTCGTTTGCGGATGGTGTTGCCGAACTCCAGGCGAAAGGCAAGGGCGATTTTGAAGTCATCCTGGACCCCTTCAGCCGCATTCAGGCCCTTCTGGTTCCCAAGGAGGTTCTTCTGCCCGTCCAACCCTCGGGAGCAAGACGTCCAATGGCCAACCCCGCTCGGAGTGGATACTCGGACATCAAGCCGGATGAACTGCCCTCTCTTGCCGATCAGCGCGCATTCCTTAAGGATACCAAACACCCCGGATTCAAGGAGGCAGGACCTCTTGAGAACATCAACGGCATGATTGTGGAACTCTTGCTGAAGTCGGGATTCCGTGCCCCCGTAGTTCCTGAGGAAGGGACAAGTGCGAAACCTCGTGAGATCGTGGAGACAGTGGATCTTCACAACGAGAAGGACCTGGTGTATGCGCCTCCGAATGTAGCCGATGCGGCAGCAGCGAGGAAGATCGCATACCAGTCCGAGATCTTTGAGTTCCTCATGTACTCGCTCTCCAAGGACATCCAGACTGAGGAATATTCCTGGCTGCGGGGAAGCATCCAGCGCAAAAGCGACAAACTCTACAAGCGCTTGTCCACGTGGTTCAAGGAAGAGGCCTACCAGGATGTAGTGGGGTCGCCCGTAGACTTTGTCAACAAGGTACGGACACCATGCGGTCAGTTCACAGATGACCCGGACTCGTGCAAAAAGTCCACCCTGTGCGGAATGTACAAGAACACGTGCAGGATCCGCGTGAATCCTATTGTCAGCAAGGAAGAGGTCCTCAAGAGAATGGTAAAGACGCTCCGGAACAACGAAAAACAGCGTGCACTGGTTCTCGACGAACGGTTGTCGCCCTTTTTCAGCACAATTCTGTATTTGGAAATGCCCCACGAGTTGATCACCACATCGGTGTAAGGACGTCGGAATATACACAACACAACACAAAAATCACTCTGGAGTTCCAGGTTGATTTTTTGTTTTCCGCCACACCCTTAAATGGACGCAGCTGTTTTAGGCGCTCTCATTGGAGCGGGTCTTCTTATTATGTGTATGTGTTTGGTGGGATGTAGATCGCGGGGGTCTTAATGTGACTCCAACATTCGGAGCAGTACCATTCTTCCGTCCATGCGGGGCAATCCCCGCCATCACAATCTTCGCATATGTTTTCTTGGCACCCACTGCAGTAGATTACAACTTCTTCGGGCTTGTAGAGTTGGCATTCGTCGCACAACTCCGTTCACGCCTTCACGAAGTGAACCTTCAGGAACTTCTGCAGGTTCAGGTAGGTCACCTCCGTCTTGTCGTCCACCTTCAGCAGCTTCGCCAGCGCCGCGTTGGGCAGGATGCGACGCTTGAAGTTGGGGTCGAAGCACTTGTGCGTCTTCACGTAGTCGCTGATGAACTTCGTCACCTCCGTCTGGGAGCGCTTCTCACCGGACTTCAGACCCATGAAGGCGGACAGCTCGTCCGTCAGGGGCTTCTGTACCAGGAAGGCGTTGTTCGCACGGCGAGCCTCCCAGGCCGCGCGGGCCTCGGGGGACAGCGTCGCGGGGTCCACCTTCCGCTTCTTCTTGGAGTCACGCTGCTCCTTCTTGGCCTGCTTGGCCGCCTCCTGGACGGACTTCACGGCCTCGCGCACCTTGGTGGTGAACTCCGCGGACAGCGCCTTCAGCTGCTCCGTCAGGGTCGCCAGCAGGGCATCGGAGGACTGGGTCGCCACCACAGGGGCAACCACCGTCGGGACCGTCACCACCGCCTTGGCGGGGGTCGCGGCCTTCTCCTTCTTGGGCGCCGCCGCCTTCTTGGGAGCGGGGGTCGCCACGGGCGCAGGGGCAGGTACAGGGGTAGGCGCCGCCGCCGTCTCAGTCTTCTTCGTGGTCTTCTTGTCACCGGCCATCTTGTTTGTCTTGGGGGCAGAAGTAGTGGAGGACATTTCTAACGCGTTGATATGTTTATTACCATGGGCGGTCATGTAAATCCGTTTTTGCCGCCTCGGCGACTAGCAACGATACAGCGCAGACAGGGCCGTAAAAGTGGTTGTATACGGGTCCTTAGGCACGGTAAGACACAGGAATAGAGTGTAGGTAGCTTGGAGTATAAAATGGTCAAGAGGAAGTGAATTCGCAATTGTTTTGGTTCTCGCACACCACCGCAAAAGCGTCTTTTTATTTGGATCTGTATCTTTGAGCACGATTTCGAGGTCTTCGCGCATCATTTTGAACATCACAACGTACTGCGCCTTTTCCATGTGAAGGAAAAGGTTGGGATGAATGGTTCCAAATCCGTAGTCGGCGAAGGTCTGGCAAATCACATTCCATCTCTGGCGGAGACGCTCGGCGAACATGGGCGATTGTGCGGGCAGACTCAACTGATGACGCTGTCGGTAACTCCACATGTCTCGCAGGCGCTTGCGGACATCGGTTGTCAGAGGCGTCTTGGTGTACGGGTTGGAAGGTTCGTGCGAATGGGTGGACCACCGGTAGAGACTGTCAAAGTCAAACCACCACGTCTTCCCATTCTCCTCAAAGGCAAAGTACGAAAAGGGATGTTGCCTCTCCTTCTCTATGTAGGTTATAACATCCTCGTCATTCGCCAGATCCTTCCTGGAGAGAACTCCAGGACCCGCCATCGCAAGGCGTCGTCTCACCAACCATCCTCGCACGAGTGCCTGGCACCGAATGACTCCCCGAGTTCGATTCTTGTTTGCATCCGCCCACAGAATCACGCACTTTGCCTTGGCGTGCCGTCCACACAGAACATGTCCGAGTAAACACTTTGCTTGACACTGGTGTACGGATCCCTTCTTCTTGACTGCCGCACAGAACATTGCTTCTACTCGCCGATTTCTTGAAAGTGAAAACATGCGGCAAAAACGGATCCGGGTGTTCCGGGCATAGAGGTATCATATCACGACAACATGGCCACCAACGCAATCATCACCGTTTCCAACCTGGACATCAGCAAGGTCTCCTTCGGGGACATTCGCGTCAACAAGGCAGGAGGCAAGACGGTCCCTATCAAGTACAACGGCCAGAATCTCCAGATCCGCATTCCCAAGATGATGTACCCGATGGGTGTCAACATCAAGGAGACGGAGAATGGCATCAACTACACGCTGTCTGCGACGCTCAAGAACTGCGATGCGTTCGCAAATGAGCGTGCGACCGACGAGGCGGGCGAGATCGGTCAGCTCTACAACTTCCTCAAGGATCTTCAGGAGAAGCTTCTGAAGTCCTCGGTGGACAACAGCGTCAAGTGGTTCAGCAAGGCTCGCAAGGAGGATGTTCTGCGCGACAGCATGAAGCAGTTCATCAGTCCGAGCGTGGAGAAGATCAATGGCGAGTGGGTTCCCACTGGCAAGTATCCTCCGAGTTTCCGGATGAAGGTGCCTGTCTACGACGGGCGTGTGAGCATGGAGGTTGCGGGTGCCGACGGCAAGCCCATCGCACTCGACACGGAGAACCTAGCGTCTGTGTTCCCGAAGCGCGTGGAGGCAAGTATCGTGGTAGCGCCTGCGGTGTATGTCAGCGGTCAGGGTTTCGGTGTGACGTGGCGTGTGAGTTTCGCTCGCGTGTCGCCTCCTCAGCGCCTCACGGCCGCACAGGTGTTCGCGGATGAGATTGAGGAGGAGATGCGTGCTCCTGCGCCTATCGTACAGGAGTCGGCTGTAGAGGTTCCGGTGGCGACGGAGGAGGATGCTGAGGAGGAGACTCCAACTGCTCCTCCTGCTCCTGCGGCAGCGGCACCGAAGAATCGTCGTCGCGCTGCAGTCCCAGCCTAAACCAGACGTCTGAATCGGGGGGTGGACGATGAAGAACAAGATCTTCATCCACAAAAAAGATTTTTGCTTTGTCAGGGAAGTCCAGAGGCGTCGCCACACACTTGCACGAGGACTTGGGTGTCAGACCCCGATATCCACACGAATCACAGGACCAGACGCGCACAGGATCTACGAGCATCTTGGGAGTCACAATGCGGGTCGGCCCACGCAGACATGCCGTCAGGAATGCGGTGGGAGATGTCCACCCCTCTGCCAGAAACTTCTCGTAGACGTGAGTGGGAAGCTCGGACCAGATGGACTCACCGACCTCCCATTCCTCCTGGAACAGGGTTGCGAAGTCTGAATCCTGAAACCAGAGAACACGGAAGTCTGCGTGATCGGCGAGATTGTGCTCGCAGCATCCTACGCGGTCAAGATCTTCCGAGTACAGCCAATAGACATTCGCATGAGTATACCGCGGATCACGCGAGCCCCTGTATACGTCACGCCCATCCATCTCCCAGAGATCGGACACGACATCAATGTCATGCTCGGTGATGTCCGACGACACGTCCTTGTACACGATTTTTGGTTGAAGGACTGAAAACATTGTTCCTACTCAACACTAGTCAAACCGCACGGAAACGCGGACATCGTGGTGCTGAATTGACTTGGTTGCCGAACGAGAGAGTTCGTGCCGACGACGACGAGGAGACTCCTCAGATGCCTTGGGGCGCACAGAGGTCGTACAGGCCTCCATGTCGGCGTGGATTGCATCATAGTTCGTCTCCAGGTACTCGAGGACATTGTCCGCGATGGCCCACTCAAAGAAGTTGAGCTGACCCACGGTGGTGTCCATGCCCATGAACTGAATCCGCTTCCACCGACAGAAGGGATCAAACATCTTTTTGCTGTAGGCCTTGAGGTGCGACTTGTACTCCAGATATACGATCACGTGGCGGTCGCCTACAAGATACGAGACGTTGTGCTTCTTGGCGTAATTCGTGACCAACCAATCAAGAAGGCGAAGACTGATGTTCGACACGCCCGACAGAATGTCCCGCACGCGCCCCAGTCGGATTGGATCCGAATAGAATGTCTCAAGGCGGTGAAGAACCCACTGCTCTTTGCTCTGAATGATCTCCATGGTAGAGTTCGGCATTTTCATTGAAAATGGGTTTTGCTATACAACAACAAATGAATGAACTTGAGCAGCTGAAAGCAGAGCTCCACACGCTCAAGTGCAAACAGATACCTACGCGGCCTTTTGGAGGAGACGCTGCGACTGCCGTGTCCACGTGCGGTGGAACAGACATTGCAGACCTGGATGCGTTTCAGACCGAGTTCACTCTGCTCATTGAGAACATGCACACGATGTTGATTTCGGAAACCAAGATCTTGGTGGGAACAGAAGTTCCAACATACGCATCTGTACTCAAAGAGATTGAACACCCCCAAGAAAACGAACTTTCAAAGTCGCTTCCGAAGTAATCACAATGGAAGATGCTCTGGCCGCGTGGTTGTTGGACAATCGCCCCTATACTCATCTCAACACTCGTGTGCGTCACTTCATACTCTATTGCCGTGCGCTTGAACCCCAGATTTCCCACACCTATCTCAAACGGACCGTTATGGCCCTTGTGGACAAACTCATGTCCGGAGATGTCGGGAGACTCTGGATGCGTGATCGATGTTATGAACGGGTGCTCCGTCTCTATGGGCAGAATGACCAGCGGTCGAGTCAGTGGCACGCCAAGCGAGGTGAAATGATTACGGCTTCGGAGGTCTACAGCGTGTTTGGATCTGAGGCAGCACGGAAGGAAGTCATGATGCGGAAACTGGAACCCCGACCCCAGGGAGACGGTCCGGGCATCCCTGCTCTGATGTGGGGAACTCGGTTCGAACCCGTTGCCAAGAAGATCTACGAGGAGCAGACCCGTTGCAAGATTGTGGATGTCTCGTGTGTCCAGCACCCTGTCTACTCCTTTCTGGGCGCCTCGCCAGATGGACTCATCATTCCTACGGGCGAGGATCCGAGGCGGTACGGTCGTCTGGTTGAGTTCAAGTGTCCGATGAGTCGCG